TTTAAATCTTCTATTGAATCAAAATAAACTAAATGCTTATAATTTTCGTAATCATCTTCCATTTCAGGATGCTTATAAGACAAACAAAAAGCACCACTTCCAAGTATTCTTAATAACCTATCTGAATTGTAACGAGCAACATTATAATGGCTGCAATTAATTGCTATTTTACAACCACGATACCATTTAGCTTCTTCAAATTGTGAGTGATTGACATTTCCATTACCTTTTAACCAACCACTACCAAATAAACCAAAAGAACTTAATTTGTTTTTTAAGTTTTCTGCTATTTCAATTCTAAATTTACTAAATGGAAAATAACCAGCGCCATAATTATTAGCCATAAACAATACCTCATAATCAGTATAAGAATCGCCAAAACTATTGTAAATGTTTTCATCATAACCAATTTCCAAGTATTCACTGTCATATCCTAATTTTTTTAATTCTCTTACATCTTCCATATTACTGAAGGCTGTTAAACTAACAAAAGGTGCAGCATCAATTATCCATTGTGGTACACTATTTCTTTTGTCTCCAGTCCAATTAATTACAAAAGCACCATTACTTTTTAAATAATCAAATGTTTGATTTGCGACTATGTTTTCAGCTTGTATTTGAAAAAATACAATATCTGGTTTACATTCATTAAACTTCTGTAAAATCTTTACATTTAAATGCTGTTCGCCTGTACTTAATTCAAAATAATTTTCATTCCCTAAAACATCTTTAAATGCTTTTTGAAATCCGTTTTCACCTTCAGAAACGCAAAGTCCTATGTGTAATAATTTCATTAGTGATGTGGAAAAATAAAATGATATGGTTCGCTAATTCTGTCTATTGCTTTATATGTTCTATAATTAGATAGGTGCAAATGTATTGAGTGAATTGTTTTTGAAGGATTAAGCACATTATAACCAGCTTGTTTTAATTCCCAAGCTATTCGATTATCACAACCTGCAGTTCCTAAATGGTAATTTCCATCTTGTATTTTTTTAACTGCTCCATTAAATACCCAAGCATCTTGACTATCTTTTCTGTCAAATAAAACAGCAAGTCCATTTTCTTGGTAATCCCAGCGACTTAAAGCATAACAGTCATCCTCTCTCATAAAACGAGAAAATAAAATTGTTTCATTGAAATAAATATCACTATTTGCAATCACATTAATGCAGTCAGGATAATCGTTTGTTAATTCAAATATTTGTTTATATGTTAATCGTTCTGTTAAGCTAAAAACCTTATTGAAATGCTTTAATGAATGATTTAATTTAGAACACGCATCAATTTCTTTTTGTCTTTCAATATTATCTTGTTGGTAGTATTGAACAAATAAATTAAGTGGCTTAAATTCATATTCACCATTTACTGCTTTCCTAAAATAGTTTTGAGCTTCCAATTTTATATTGTTTTCTTTAATCCAATTTGTCAAAAGCATAACTCCTTCCGTTACACATGATGAACAATTTATATTTACTGCATGATTGCAAAGTGTTTTACATAATTCAAACAAATCATTTAATCTTTGTTTTGGGTTATCTAAAACTGATTTAACCTTATTTATTAATTCACTATTCATTTAATAAACCCAATTCTATTAATTTTTTTCTGCTCCAATTTAAACCAGCTTTACCACCCCATAGCAAATAACTAATAGTTCCACATGCCTCTGTATTATTTTCATCATAATAAACTTCAGCACGACTTAAATAAGAATACATACGTTGTATAACATCAATACTTATCTTTTCTTTTTGACTAAGTTGCTGCGCTCTTATTTTCCCGATATTCGTGGCGCACTTATTATTTACTTTTTCATTTAATTCAATACCTCTTTTTGCATTATTAGATACACTTTCAGGATAATCATTATAGCTTTCAGCATTTAAATAATTAGTAAAATAAATACCAATATTTTCAAGTTGTTTAATAACATCCATGTTATTATCATAATGTTTTGATATTCCTAATTGCTTAATTTTTTCAATCTTAGCTTTATTTGAACCAGTAGCAAAAACTCTTGAAATTGGTATATTTAAACTTCTTGCTGTGCTTAACATTCCTGTTCTTGATTGCCTTGCTGAAATTATATAAATATCACCATCTAAACTTTTAGCAAGTTCTTTTCCTTTTGCAGTTGATAACGTTCCATCATAATCAAATGAAATTTTAATAGCTCCGTAAGTATCTAATTTAGATTGACAAACTGCATATCGTTGGTCATTTTCAGGAAATTCACTTTGCATTTGAGAATCACCCATGCAACGTTGTAAAAACTCTTCGTTTGTTTCTCTTGGTCTTGGTCTTGGCATGACTAAAATTTATATCAACAAATATAAATAAAAAAGCCCCACTAATGTGAGGCTCTTAATAATTAATTTTATTAATTAGGTTAAAGCATCTAAGTAAGCTTGGTTTGTTGCTAAACTTGCAGCTGCATTTACTCTAAAGATATTTGGTGCAGTTGTTTGTTCTCCGCTTAATGTAATCATGTAAGCTGTTGAATCATTTAACAATATCCCTGAACCGCCTTCACCTGCTGTTGCGTTTAATCCTTTATCTAAACCTAAAACATAGATTTTAGAATCATTGCCTTCCATGAAAACAACAACATCATCAGCATTTGCTAATTGATTAAGTGTTTCAAGTTCTGAAGGTGTTGAATAATACAATGCCATCATAGCTTGATGGTTAAATGTATTAATGTTTTCACCTGCTGTTAAAGGAAATGCAAAAGAATTTTTATCACGCTTTCCTGTGAATGTATATAATTTAGAAGGTAAAGAACCTACAGTTCCCATTGAAACAGTATTTACATAACCGTTTGAATCTTTCGTGTAAGTAATATTTCCTTTTAAGCCTATCCAAACACGTTTATTAACACCACCTACTTTATTAAGTGCGTCACATGCTGGGTTTATTCCGCTTATTAAGTCATTACAATTTGTTGCCATTTTTTTATTTAATTAAATTGTTAAGGGAGTGTTTCCACTCCCATTAAATTAGAATCCTGCGAAAACGTTTAATTCACCGAATGCATAGTTATAACCAGCTTTGTAACGTAAACGAGTGTAGTTTTTGTCATCTGTTTGGTCATACCACATTTGTACTTGTGAAGTAGAAGTTAAAGTATCTGTAGCCAAATAATGATTATCAGCTTTTGTTAAGATAGCTCTGTAAGGAGTTGCTGCTGCTGCAGGAGAACCTGTTGCGAAATCAGTTGCAATGTATTTGTCTAAAACTCCTAAAGATACCATTGGAATACCTCTGTAAGTAATACCAGTTAAACCATTAACTAAAGCGGAACGCTGTTCAACAATTCCGTAAGCAGTTGATGAAAGGTATTTAACCCAAGCTTTGTAAATGTTATCAGTAACTAATAATACTTTTTGAGAATCTTCAATAAATTTTAATTCATAAGGTTGTACATCATAAACTTTAGAATCTAAAGTATTTACGATATTAGAAGTATTAATATCACTTGCTGAAATAGTACCACCATAAACAGTACCATCACCAGCTAAGTAACCAGCTTTAACCTTTTTGAACACACCATCAAATTGAGTGTAATCGCTATTAGACAAAGTAGTATCACCTAAGAACATTACTCTGAATAAATCACGTGCTGCAGCTTCAGCAACTTTTTCAAGAACGTAAGCTTCAATTTCAGTTCCTGTTAAGTCATTAATATCTGCACCTTTTTTACGAACGATTTCTGCAATTGTAGAATCAAATACAGCTGCACATTGTTCTAATTGTGCTTGCATATTTGCAACTGACAAAGTGAAAGAAGATACTGCAATTCCAGTTCCTGTTTCAGTGTTTTGACAAGTTGTAAATTTCTTTGTGATTTTATCCAAATAGTTGTCTTTGTACATAATCTTGTTAGATTGTACATCTTCAACTAATTGAAATCCTAATTGGTCAACTCTTGCATAACCAGCAAGTTTTTTCATAACCAATTCTCTAAATTCTGATTGTTTACCTGTATAAGTTGTAAACGAAGTAACTACTGCCATTTTGTTTTAATTTTTAGTTTTTAATTATTGTTTTTTATTTTATTAATTGCCCATGCTCCAAATGAATTGTCGCTTGTAGCTTCCTTTTTAGTAAAGTCCTGCTCACTTGCTTGGAAGTTTGAACCTTTACCAATAACCACTTTTTTAAGTGATTCAAATTCGTTTTTAAATGCATTAAATTCTGTTTCTGCTTTTGACTTTTCAGCTTTTACAGATTCCAATTCAGAAGTTAAATTTGCTTTTGTTGATTCCAATTCAGCAATCTTTGCAATTAAATCTTCCATTTTAGTTTCTTCCTCACCTTCATGCTTTTTAGCTTCGGCTTCAACAACTTCAGCAACTAAACCTTCAGCAACTTTAATAACTCTGCCATTAGCATCTGTATAGTCCCCGTTTGGTGCTGCGCTTTCATTCCCTTCAGCATCTAATAAGTAAGCAGACTTACCAACTAAATCTTCAGTCTCAGAATCAACGTATAATAACACTTCATTTCCTTCCGCATCTTTAACAGGCATTTCCATGTTCAAAGTAACCCCGTTTATCAATGCAGCTAACTTCGTGAATCCTCTTTTAATCCACGATACTGATTGTTCGTTTTTGTTCATTTTTATTTGTTTTGGTTTGTTTTCTGTTGCTACAAAAGCAACTAATTTATAAGGTGTGTAATTTACACTTGTTGATATTATTTCATTTGCAAAGCCTAATTCAATAGCCTGTGTGCTTGTTAAGTCAGTTGCTTTTTGCATTAATGGTTCTAAATCCTCAACTGCTTTTCCTGTTTGATTAGAATAGAAATCTAAAATCTTTTTTTGTTCAGCTTGTAAGCTTTCACCTAAAGAAATTAAATCATCCGCTTCCATTGGTGTTGGTGAGTCAGGTTGCCAATAAGGATTATGAATAAAGAAACGTGAATTTTCATGTAACTTTCTATAATCACCAGCCATAAAAATAATGGTTGCAATTGAACCAACCATTCCTTCACCTATTGTAGTAATTTTTTTACCGCTTGTTTTTAGTTTGTCATAAATAGCCCAGCCTTCAATCACAGAACCACCACCACTATTAATGTAAACATGAATATCTGTTACATCACTTTCCAACGTATCTAAGAAACGTTTTAAAGTTGCTAAACTAAAGGTTACTGCACCTGAAAATAATGATACCATATCACTACCTCCAATGTAACCTTCAATATTTAATTTAGCTATTTTCATATTATTAGTAAATTTATTCAAAGGAAAAAAATTAAATTTGTTTTTTAATATTACTTAATATAAAATGTCAAAAAAACCAAAGAATTATAAAGTATATCAAGTGTGTTTAGGCTCAACTACTTTGCATAAATTTGAATGTGATTTAGTAGATAGTGAACAAAGAGCTTCAGCAAAAATTCGTGATATATTAAAAGATTATTATAAAGACAAAGAACCTTTCGGGTGGAAGAATTATGTTAAAAAGTTAAAGTGAACTAACGTTTACTGCCCTTTGTACACTATTCTGTGTTTTATTTATATCAGTTACTCTTACAACTGGATTAGGCATACTTTCAATAAATTTTTGCATCATTATTTGGTTTGATAACATATTTGAAGTTTCCATTCCTGCGCTGCGACCTGTAAAACCACCGTCAAACATACCGCTTATATGTGGCATTGGATTGCTCATTCCTAACCTCATGTTTTCTAATTGCCCTGCTAAAGCTGAACCCTTTGAAGTATTTAAAACTCTTGAAGGTACAACGTATTCATCCTTGTGGTATGTGTAACTTTTACTTCCTAAGTTAGTAGAAACTTCATGTGGATTTCCTTCGCCTGTATAACCACCTTCCTCAAATGAATTAATTAATTGTTTTGCTTGTGCCATGTTTGATGTAATGGCTACTAAACCAGCTGCTAACTTAGCATAGGCAGCTACACCACCAGTTAATATATTATCAGGTGATAATGAAGAGAAAGAGGTTGCAACTAAATTTGAAATTGCTAAACCTGTGTTCGTTCCAATAGTTATTAATGTAGATATTTTTTGTAGTTGCTTTTGTTTTTCTTGGTCTTTTGTTAAAGCCATGCCAATATTAATAGCTGCCTGTGCATAACCACCTATTGCAACAATATCAGCATCTCTAATTTGTTTTTTTTCATTAGCCTTTTGCTTTTCTAAATCCAATTCTTGCTTAGCATATTTTGCATTTATAGCACTATACTCTGCACTAAATTCATCTAAACCAACTAACTCTTGTTGTCTTTGTAAATTAATAATTTCTTTCTTTAAATCATATCTTTCATTTAAATTATCAATTTGATTTTCAAATACACCTTGGTCAATTTTTTTAAGTTCATCCTCTTCGGCTTGTTTTGTCGAAATTGCAATATCATAAATTCTTTTAACACCTTTTAATTGTTCTTCTATTCTTGCTTTATCAAGCTCTTTCATTTTAGTATCAAATTCAACTTGGGCTTTATATCTTTCCTCGTAAGTTGCATTTTCACTTTCTAAAACAATTCTTAATTTATAGTTTTCAAGTTCAATTTCATCTTCAACTGAACTTTCATTTAATAATTTTTTTTCTGCAATTTTAGTTTCATAAAAAGAAATTTCTTCTTCCTGATTTCTTTTAACACCTTCTAATAATTCTTTATGTTTATCAGCTAATTCCTTTAATCTTTTTAATTCTTCCTGTGCTGCTTTTTCATCTTTATCTTTTTTCTCTTTAGCAGCTTCAGCATTTATTTTACTTATTTCAATATTAGATGCCTGAATAATATTTTGTTTTGCTTTTTCAAAATCAGCAATTGCTTGTTTTGTATTTCCATTATATAATTGTCCTGCAGAAAACTGTTCATCTAAAGCTTTTAATTGTTCGTCTTTAGTTTTATTTATTTCATCAATTGCATTTTGCCTATCTGATTGTCTTGCTTTTTTTAATGTCGATTCTGTGTCTTGAACTAATTTTGTATAATCTTTTCTTGAATCAGAAATTCTTTTACTTATTTCAGCTTCTTTTGCAGCTCTTTCACCACTTGCTTTAATTAAATCTATTTGAAGTTTTTCAAATTGTTCTTTTTCCTCTTTGTTTAATTCTCCCTTTTTATTAGCAAGTCCTTTTAAAATATTTTGTTGATTCCAAATACTTTGTTCAGTATCTTTTAATTTTTTTAATTCTAATTGTTCTGTACTTTTTCCTGCAGCTGATGCAAGTTTTATTTCAGCATCATATCTTTCATTTACTAATTCATTTTGTTTTTCTAATCCTTCTATTAATATTTTAGTAGTTTTTTCAGCTTCCTTATTTGTCAAGCCTAAAGCATCTGTTAAAGCAAAAAAAGCATCCGTAACTAATGTAACGATTCCATCAATAATTCCAAACTTTTCAATTAACCTTCCTAATATATCAACTAATAAAAATAAAGGTAAAGCCTTCATTGATGCTCCCAAACCTTCTAAACCTATTTTAAATTTATCTAAATCTACATTAACAACTGATTCACGAAGTAAATTCATTGAAGCTGTTAATCTTTCAACACCACTACCTTTAAAAGCGTTTGTTGCATCTTTTACGTCTTCTAATTTATCTTTTAATTCAGCAAGTTTTTCAGCTGCGCCTTCTTCACCACGAATAACTGCGGCACTATATTCTCGTATTTGTTCTTTTAATTCTTGAATTGTAGATGCTTCCTGAATAGCTCCCTTAATTCTTTCTTGAAACAATGAAGGAAGTTGCTTTTCAATATCAATTCTTTTTTGAGTTAACCTCGCTTGTTCTTCCATTAAGGTTTTATAAACCTTACCACCAATATTAACTTTATCTAAAGCATCCCTATTTTCTTTTATTTGCTGTTTTAATCTTCCATAACTACCTTCAGCAAATTTTGCAGCACTATTGATACCACCTAAAGCGTTTGTATTTGCTTTTAATGCATCATTCTGTTTCTTTATTTCAGCTGTTAATTCTTTTCCTGCAGATTGTGCTTTTACAAACTCCTCACTACCTATTGCAGCTTCCTTATAAACTTTTTTAATTGCTTTTAATTCTTCCTCTAAACGTTTAATATTATTAATCGTTTCGTTTAGGTTTACTTCAAATAGTTTAACTTCTGCCATGTTAGTTTAATTTAATTAATTCAACTTTTGTACTCTCGTTTGAAGTATAGTCAAATTGATTTATTTTGCTTAAAAAGAAATATGAATTGAACTCTGAAATGTAAATAGGATAAAAATAATTTAAGTTTATAATATCCAAAATATTTAACCTAATATCTGTTTTTACTACTTTTAAATTTTGCAAAATAGCTATTAAGTCAATTGAATAATCTAATAAGTATTGAAATCCTGCGTTGTAATTTTTAGCACTATCAATGAACCATGTTAATGGAATATCAGTTGATACAATTGTATTTGTAATTCCATCAGTATAAGTTACTGTGAAATTTTCTTTTGATGTATATCCTGTTCTTGCCTGAACATCATTTTTAAAACTTTCTGTTGTTGTTAAAGAAACACCGTCATGTAAATTTATATACATGACTTTTTTTCCATTTAAACGAGTTACAGTTTCACTTGCTGCAAATGGACTTTCATATAAATCCTTATTTAATTCTAAGTTTTGATTTCCTATTGTAATTATTCCATTACTTCCCTGTGGTAATTGTAAAACAAATTTATCTTCTTTATGATTTAAGTAATTGTTTTGTCCGTAAGTATCAATTTTAAAAGTTAATTCTTTTTCATTTGTTTCATCTAATTTTCCACTCCAATCAACTGCATTTGATATATTATCTTTAATTTGATTAAACTCAAATAAAGTAACCTTTTTATTATCTTCGTCAACTATTGGAATTAAACAATATCTAATTAAAGTGTCTTTTAAAAATTCGCTTTGTTTTATTCCTCTTAAACATCCTGCTGGGTTAACAATTCCATTAAAAGCTAAGCTATCAGCTAACTTTATTTGAAAGGTATCACCTTTTGCACATTGAACTAAAACATTTGAACGTACATTTCCAACAGGTGCGTAAGTTACATTTGAATCAGCGAATACACATGAAACATTTACTCGAATACTGACTTGCTCTCCTTGGTTAACATTTATTTTTCCTGAATAATTTATTACATCACTGAAAGATGAATTAATATAAGGTGCTATTATATTAGCTGGATTTTCAAAGTTGTTATTTATTTGATGAAATTGAACTTCTCTATTTCCTATTCTTAAATAAAATCTTATTGTAGTATTTGCAATGAATCTTGGAATGTCCTGTGTGTTGGCATAGTTACCCCATCTAAAAGTATTTACTGCACTAATATTAAAATTAATATTTACATTATAATCACCGGCAACGTTTGAAGTAAAATAACTTCTGCCATTTGGAACGTTTGTAAATGTATTCTCATTTCCTTCTAAAAAATCAAATTTAAATACATCAAAACCTGTATAAGATAAATCAAAGGTTGTTACTGGTACTGTAAATTCTTTTGTTGCTGCACTTAAATTTCTGTTTCTATAATTATCAACACCTTTATAAAAGTTAGCATCAATTGTGTCTTGGTCATTATAAAGCTTATTTGTCGCTGTTGGTATTATATCGTGATTATAAGCATCTATTGTGTCTGTACCTATATTGTTTATTAAAGTATAACCAGCATCCTCAACAATAGCTTCTATTAAAGTTTTACGATAAAATGAAGGTAATAATAAACGTACATCCACTAAGCTTGATGCTGTCGGCATTCCATTGTAATCAATCATTGGAAAAAATAAACCTTCACTTGCAGTCCTTTTTGAAATAACGTTTGCTAAACTCCAAGTAGTTTCTAAACTTGGTGTGTTATCTGTATTTATATCTGATAATTCTTTTGTTTTTATTATTTCATAGAATCCTGCGTTCCCAGTATAAAATTGTAAAGTAATATCCTCTTCAATACTTTCAATTGAAACAAAACCATTTTTGAATAAAAAGCCATCAATTAATATTTGGCAATCTAATCGAGAATAAGGAAGTAAGGAGTTTGAATTTAAAAAATCAATATAATCTAAAGCCTGTAAATTATTATTAGTTCGTGGTACTTTAAATGTGTTTGAATATTCGCTTTCTCGTTTGGTAATATCTTCAATATTAATCAATGAAAAAGATTGCACGATTTTTTCCTCATCGTATAAATCAATGATTTTATCTTGTATTTTAATTTCGAGAATAGCCACATTTATTGTCTTTGTATGTTTAACCTTTCAGCATATAAAAAGTTCATTGATATTTCATACATATTTTCTTTTGTATTATATTTTTCAAATGAACCTATATCTAAAATCAATGGAATAAAAACACCATTAATATATTGCCAACATTGTATTGAATATCTTAAAGTATCTAAAAAGTCAATTTGATTTAATGTTAATCCAGTTGAATAAACTTTAAATCCATTATGAACATTTTTTATTTCAGAATACCTTTTAATATCATTTGTTAAGTAAGTTGATTTTTTGCCTATTTCAACATTAAAATCTTTTCTTTGAGTGAATATAAAATTACCTCTGCCACCTTGCCTGTTTAACCAAACTATATTTACATTTTCATATGAACAGCAATTATCAATTTCTTCAAATAAAGAATCAACAACAATAACTGTAATTGCAGCAATACCTTCAAAACTATTTCTTAAATACGCACTTGCATTATAATAAAAAGTTCCTGTTGAAGTTGGTGCTAAATTCCAAAATTGAGTATAAGAACCAATTGTGTTATTTGTAATCCAAGCTGGTAATGTGCTATTAATTATAAGCTGTTCACCATTTGGAAAAAGTCCATCCGTTCCAAAAGATACTTCGGTTGTTTTATTTTTTTCAACTCTTATAACTCTATCATATTTATTATAAACTATTCCTGCATTATTATAAACTAATGGTGGTGGAGGTTCAACTACATTAAAAATATAATTCAAATTATAGCCACCTGTTTGATAACCTTTATAAAAAAAAGAATCAAAAGGCAATACAAAAGTACCTGCAGTATTTATTTTAACTTTTATTTGAGTTACATAATCAGTACCATTATATAATTTAGTTGGTTGTAAAGCAGTTGTATAACTTAAAGGATAATTTAATGTATTAACATTTGCAGATTGTGTAATTGTCAAATCACTTGGGCGTACATAATAATTAAAATTAGATGAAGGACTGAAATTTCCTATAACAAAATTATCTCCATAATTTAAATAAACATCACGTATAGGTTCATAATCATTGATATAAATTTGATTTAAATCAATTGTTATTTCCTGACCTTTAATTAATGTGAATGTTTTTGCTGGAGTTCCCATTATGAAGTAGTTACTATTCTATATTTAATTGAGTAATTAATCGTTCCATCACCACCTGAAATTGCACCTCCAGTTTTAATAACAATAGAATCATTAATTATTGTTGTTGTAAATTCATCTGTTGTTGGATAACTATTATATACCTTACTTGTTGTTGTATTTAAAATAGCTGATGTTAATGGTTCAATAATAGTTAAATTAGCATTATTATATGTTAACCTCAAATTTGCAGATGCTGTAAATGCTGATGCTCCAGCTTTATAATGAAATGATATATTTTCTAAAACATAATACTTATTTGCACCAGCAACTCCTAATAAAGTAATAGGTGTTGTATCTAAAGCGTTAATTTGAGCAGCTGTTAAACTTCCAGTTAATTCAGTTACTGGAAAAGTTTGCCATGTTTTATCACCTCTCCAATATTGTGAAGTAGTACCCGCTGTAATTAAATCTTCGTAAGAATCAGTAATATCATTTACTACTGTTCTAACATCATTTGCTGAAATATCACCCGTTGTATTATCTGCCAACAAAGTTGAAATTTCGCTTAATATCTGTGCTTTTGTTTTTACTGCCATTGTGTAATTATGTTATATCAAAACCTTGTGCAAATTGATTTGTTTGAAATGCATTATTGAACCCTGCAACCGCTTGGTCATATCCATTGAATGCTTTTAATTTAGGATAACCACCATCAAATATAGTGTAAAATGTGTTTCCACATCCCCATAACAATTGTTCGTCTACATTTGTCAATGGTAAGCCATTTGATAAATAAACAGCATTTAATTCATCTGTTGGAATACTTGAATTAAGAACTAAAGCATAATCAGTAATTTCCTCATCCCATACTAATCGGAATGCATTGAATACACTAAAATCATAATCCTGTGTTAATACTGGTGGCTCAATAGTAAAACACTTTTGTACTAAACCTTTTATGTTTATTTCTAATTGGTAATTAGAATTGAAAATATAAGTAAATGAAGTTACTAAAGTATAAGGCAAAGCAGCATCAAATTGTTCACCAGTATTAAAACCTTTATATAACTCAAATTGAGGTAATCTAAGCGACTTTATGAATACATCGCCTGTTATATTAACATCAAAAGGGAAATCAATTATAACTGAATTATTTGTTGAACTTATTACTCTATGCTTTCCTGCATAAATTCCTGTGTCAATCCAAACATATTCGTTTTTAGAAGGATTAATATCCCAAGTATAATAAAGATTGATTTGTGTTTTTCCAGTTCCAACGCTTGATGCTATTTGTTCAGTTGCTGAAAATACTTGGTATTGCTTAAAATCAAATAAATAAATAATATCGGAATAAGCTGCATTCCAAAGATAGTTAGGTGCGTCTGTTAAATATACGTTTGTTGCCATTTATCCTAAGTCCTTATTAAATTCGGCTGCAATATCCGCTTCTATTTGTTTTGTAAATTTATCATTAAACTGCTTAACCATTTCATTTGTTATTACATTATCTAATAAGCCTGTATTCTTTTTACCACTAAATAAATAAATGGAGTTTCCTTCTCTATGAATTTTGCGACTTATTAAATAAGCTAATTGATTCTCTGAAATATCGCTTGTTATTCCTTTGTCTTGAATCCATTGTTTTATTTTATCCTTTACAGTTCCACTTCCTGCTTTTGTTGTTGGCGCTCTTCCGTATATTGAAAAATAAATATAATCTTCACCCCAAATTACTAATTGACTATCTGTAATCTCGTAGCGTAAACTATTTGCCAATCTTCCACTTGCACTTACTGGAGCTGAAAAAGTTTTTTCAATCCTTTTGCCTTGTTCATATCTTACCGACTTTCTTGGAATAGGCTTTGTTTTTAAAACTATTCTTAAGTCATCAATAACCTTTTGAGCAAATTGTTCAAGTAAAATCTGTTGGCTTAAAGTTAGCATTGATTTGGTTCAATAACTGTTAAGGTTAATAAAACTCCAGTCATAACACCTTTAATTCTATAAACGGGTTGCAAAGTAAACGTTCCTGAAATTGAATAAGTATAGTTATCTAAAAAGTAATTTAACCATGCTATTGATTCAGTTTCCATTTGTGCAATCTTTTCTTCCATTGATAATTGGCTTTCCTCATTTATCACCTCATCACTTTCAGAATCAGGTTCATCCTGTGTTAAGAATCCAATTACAATTGCATCTGTTTTAAATTGGTCTGTAATGCCTATTGTTTTTGTAATAGGTTCTAAATAAACAAAAGTACCTATATTAAGTTCCTTTGCTGAATCTAAAGCAGTGTCTGAACTCCTTCCATGTACGAATAAAGGACTGGTTAATGAAGGGCAATTGTTTACTGATTCTCTAATATTTTGAATTATAGTCATAATTTACTAAGTATTTCTTTTACCTCAATCCAATAATCTTGTTTTGTGGTATCTTTTAAAATTTCATCAATTGCTAAAATACTACATTTAATAGCTTCCTCTTTGCTCCTTATTACAGTATTAATATAAAACTTTCCTATAAGATAAAAGGCACATTCTGTTGGCTTCATTTCTGTTTCATTAATTCACGTTCGTAATCTGATTTTAATTTATCGTATAGTAGTAAATGATAAACTACTCTTGTAGGCTGTTTTAAAACTTCGTCAATCGTACTGCCTAACGCTCCACGTCTTGCTAATTCAACGTAAGTACCGAAGCTTCCGAATCTGTCAAGCCTTTCAACTCCTGCCCTGATGCTTTTTTCATCCCTTGAACTTTCGTTAAGCTCATCGTACTGGCTGTAGAAACCATCCATTGCTTTAAAAAAAAATCCACACTTCCAATTATTTTAGCAAAAGGTTCTTCGCTTATATCGTCTCCAGTAAGCAATTTAATTACTTCAGGTGCTAAATCTAAAAAGCTTTTATCATTGTTCTTTGAAATATATTGCCTTACTTTTTCTGTATCTCCATAAGGCATACTTCCGTAATCAAATGACTGATATTTTTCCAACACATCATTGTTTTCCATTATTGAAATATCTTCAATAAAAGAAACACAATTGTAAAGGGTTGCAACTGACTTACTTTGTAAGCTGTTTAATGTTTCTAAATCAATTCCAATTAGCAAACATAAAGCGTTGTCAGGTTGTTTTTCATTTACTACTTCGATTGCTGTTTTGTAAGGTACATCATACCAAGTTGTTGGTACATTGTAAATTATTCCTTTTATTTCCGCTTGTATCATGTGTAAGTGTTTCTTTTTCCAAAGGTAGTTATTTTCGGCTTCATAAATGTAATTTGTGGTTCTTTCCAAGTATGTATGCAATATCTTAAAGCATCACAGGCATCGTCTAAAGTTTTTACTGGTTCTTCCAATAACTTTTCGTTTCTGTCTTTTTTCCATGAATACGACCTAAGTTCTTTAATTAAATCAATTGAGCCTTCATGTATGTAAAGGTCTTTTGATTTTACGCTATCAATTCCCTTTTTAACATCTTTATTAGCATCCTTAATATTAAATCCTGCCAAATATATTTCACGTATGCTTTCAGGTCTTGAATAGTCAGCAAATATTTCAGCACTTCTATTGATGTTTAATTGCTTAAGCCTTTCAATTAGTTGCTGATTAGTTAAATGGCTTTCGTATATTAGTTGTTCTGCATAAAACTTTCCATCGTATTCAGTTACTTTAATTAATGCAGTAGGGTGATTGTAACCAAAGTCAAGCCCGTATGCTACATTTCCTTCAGGAATATTTTTTATTTGTTTCCAATGTGTAAAAATTAAGCTTTCAGCAAAGCCAAGTTCACCTTCACCGAATACTCGCCACCAGTTTGGGTCTGTTAATCTTCTACTTTCAATTGACTTAACTATATTGTTATCTAAATAAGGGTTATCCTTGTAAGTTGATTTAATAAATGTGTGTTCAACTTCATTTCTTAAAAGGTTTTCATGTACCCAAAATTCATGGCTTGGATTGTAATCTAAATAAATTTGATTCTTTGTTCTTACTTCCAACTGGTTATAAGTTTCAAAACTTACATTGTTGCACTCATTAATAAAAAGATAGTCCCTTCTTGCTCCTCTTACTTTGTCACCATTATCTGCACTAAAAAATTCAATTATTGAATCCCCTATATTGTAAATGTTTCCTGACTTGTGATGGTTTTTTTCTGAATAAAGGTTATCTTCTTTCAATATTTTAAAAAAGTCCCTCATTGCTCCTCTTTTTAAATGTGGGAGTGTTTCACTTACTATTGAAATATGAGTTCCTTGCCTTTTATAAGCTATTAAATAAAGTAATTGAAGTGTTGAGTACGTTTTACTGGATGAAGTTCCACCCTGACTAATTATAAGCCTTGTATCTGCTGTTAAAAGTTTACTAAATACATTTGTCGTGTTCACTGAATTTTCACAGATTATTTACTTTATTAATATCTTCAGGATTGATTAAATTAATAGTAAAGGCTTGTAAGTTTGTATTTTGGTCTATTGTTTGTTTTGCTTTTCCGTATGCTCTATCAAGTAATATTTCAGCAGCTTTTGTGTCTCCTTTAACTGCTTTTGCTCTTAATGCCATTAAGATTGCTTTTGCAGCTTCAATACCTTCTTTTTCTTCTCCTAAAACTTCAGCAAGTAATTGGTCCAATGAAGGAATTTTAGCTGGTGCTCCTTTCATGTTTCTTCTTTCATCGTGTCCTTTCTTAAATGGTTTAAGATTTTCAGGAACTCCTCCTTTTCTTGGCATAATTTAATTATCTAATTCTATTAAATTTAATTCAACAAAAACAGTTAAATAACATGATGTATTATTAATTTTATAACAAATAACTTCAGCTTTATTATCTTCTGTAATTTGAACAAATAAACCATTCATTAATTTATTTGATACTTTCCATTTTACTTTTTGTCCTATTTCCATAATTAGTTTTTTTTTGTAAATATATCAAAATCAACTTAATACTAATTATTTTTTTTAAATATTTTCCAATCTACAAAATGATGATATCTATTAAATCTAATTACAGTTTTAGCATATTGTGGCCATACAGCTTCTAACATTTTTGCTTTAAGTAACTTTTTTTTTGGGTCATTACCTTTATATAATTCATCTTGATTCCCGCCTTTCATTTTAGTTGAAGTACTTACTTTATTTGTCATATAATAAACACAACTTGCTGTTTTACCTTTATTATGTAAAACTTGTAAACATAAATCTACGTCTTCATTATATTTTAACCTCCATCTATAAGGTAAATCATTTTTTATTAGTAATGCTGAATAAACATGAATATTATTTTTAAATGGTTTTTTAGGAGGTTTTGCAACAAAATTATTATATTCAAATCCGTTTATATCTATATTATATTTTTCACTATATTTTTCTATATAAATTAAGGGATTATTTTCTTCATTAATTTTTACTTTTTTTCCATTTATCCATTTAGAAAAACCTCTTATATTATCATCAAATATCCAATGATATTTATAATTATTTTTAATTGAATGTTCCCAACAAAAATTTCTTGCTGGATAACTACCAAGTCCTAAATTTGAAAATGGTAATTTTAAAACCTTTTCTTTTCCTAATACTTTACAATAGTTTTCATATTCTTGTGGCTCTACAGCTATTAAATAATCTATATTATAAATATTAAAATGTTTAGCTGTCAAAGGATTTTCAAATCTTCCTTTACTTATGATGTATACAGGGAACTTAGATTTACTTGCCATGCCATATTTCTTTTTTCAAATTTTACATTTAAATTTTTTAAATAACTTTCTGCTTCATCTTTTCCATCAAATATAAAAACTACTCTTTGAAGTCCACTTGATAATCCAACAGGGTCAAATTCTTCATTTAAATCTAAATCATTTTCATTCATATTATTAAATTCAGAACCTAAACTATAATTTGGGACATTTAATCCCCATTCATCTAATTTTTCTGTGTCCCATTCATTAGCTAACATATCCCAATCCCATTCACCAAATCCTACATTGTCTTTGATTATAAATTCCTTTTGCTGTTGTTCGGTTAATTCACTTGCCTTTACAATTGTTACTTCTTTTAAACCAGCTTCAATACAAGCTTTGTGCCTCATGTTGCCACCAAGTATAACCATTTCGCTATTTACAACAATTGGTCTTAACTCCAGCATTTGAGGAAATTCCTTTACTGATTTAACAAGCTTAAAAAATTTATCATCTTTAATTAATCTTGGATTATTTGGATTATTTTTAATCGCAGTAATTTTTACTTTTTCGGTTTTCATTCACAGATGTTTTTTCAAAAGTAAGGATAAAATTATAAATAAGCAAAAAGCTATAAATTGATAATCACTTTTTTTCATTTCTTTTAGCTTCAATTAGTTTCATGTATAGTTTCCAATCAAATGTTCCTCTTACTTGATTAACCTGTGTTTTCTTTACCCACCATTCAGCTTGGCTAATTAGTGAAGTCATGTTGTTTTGTGTTTTCATATTTATTTTATTTTATGCTGTTATTGAATATCCTTTTGTTTTTTTATTCATTTTATAAGGTTTCATTTCTAAATTAATTTCTTTAACATATTCTATTAATTCCTCAATAGTATTAAATAAAAATATATCTGCTATTTTTTCTTGTCCTTTTGAGTTACATTCCCAAATTTTTAATTTATAAGTATTATTGTTTTGTGTTTTCATATTTGTTATTAATAATTTTAATTATTTGATAGTCTAATTGTTTTGATGTTAACTAAGTCGCTATAAATATTCGCTAATATGTAAGTTATATCCATAACATCATTTTAAAGATTTTAAGTTATCGTATGTTTTGCCCTGCTCTTTTAATTTTAAAGTTAAGAATATTAAAGCCTCTTTTTGAACATAGTATTCAAAAGTTTTATTATTGTCATCAATTACTGAAAGTACAATTGAATTATAACCTTTTTCATCATACCTTTTAATTTCAGATTTCTTTAAAAAATTATTGTAATTAATTTTAGCTTGTTTTTTTATTTTCTCTTTGCTTTCATCACTAAATGTAATTTGAAAATTATCATACAGGAATTTATAAATAGAAGGTAAATGCATTACATTATCTTCATGGTTAATTATAGTTCCGTACCTATGCGCTACATTTGCATCACAGATTTTAAAAAAGTATTTAGCTATTTCCATGTTTTGCTCAAAGAATTTAGTAACTGGAGCTTCAACTCTTACATCTTGCATTTTAAACCATTCCTTCATTGCTTGTTCTCTTTTTTGAGAACTCATATAACCTTTAACAAACTTTGTAAATGTTACAGTACCATAACCA